GAGATCTCCGCCCGCGCGGCGAGGATGACGTGCGACCGGCGCGAGATCGGCCAGGTGCGCGGGATCTCTGGGCGTGCGCCGGCCATTCTGGGGCTGCGATCGCTGAAAGAACTGGGCGACGATATCCGGTTTGCCAGCAACGCTGCGGCGAAAATTTCGCTGATAATGGAAACCGAGACCGGGCTGGCTGATCCCAGTGATCCTGCGTACGCGTTGGACACATCGGCCGCCGTCAACGACGTCACCGGCATTCGGATGGAGCAGATGCAGGGAGGCAACGTCCAGTATTTCCGCGCTGGCAGTGGGTCCAAAATAAGCCAGCTTAAGAGCGAGGTGCCCTCTGACGCTCAGGACCGCTTGCAAGAGCGGATCATCCGCGACGCGCTGCTTGCCATGGGATGGCCGCCCGAACTGGGCTGGGACATGAGTAAACTCGGGGGCGCCAGCGTCCGCATCATGTTGGAGCTCGCCAACCGTGCGATCAGCGATCGCCACCAATATCTCTCGCAGTACTGCAAGCGCCGGTGCGCTTTTGCCGTCGCCAACGCCATCAAGCTGGGGTTGCTCCCAGCCTACAAAGGGAGCGACGCTGAACGCGGTGGTGCGTACCAATTCAAATTCACGGCGCCTCCGCAACTCACCGCTGATTCTGGCTATGCTTCCCGAGACGCAATTGAATCCTTCCGTGCCGGGATGCGCTCGATGACTGACATTCTCGGATCCGGCGGGGTAACGCTTGACGAGCACCTCGACCAAATCGAGGCCGAAGAGAATAATATCCGCGCTCGCATGGCGCGCAGCGGGTTGCCGCGCTCGGTGTTTGGAACTCTTACCCCTAACGGCCAGCCGCAAGACATGGTGGCGCCTACTCAAAACCCATGAGCTTCTCCCGCATACTCTCCCGCGTCTACCATCAACCCTGGTTCATAACCGCCGGTGGATTTGATGCCGTGCATCGTCTTGTGCAGGCCCGTTTGACGCGCATGGACGACGACGAGATGCCGGACATGAGCATGTACTCCGAGCAGCGGGAGCCAATGACAATTGACCCCAACGGGATCGCGCACATCGAAATCTGCGGCACGCTGGCAAAGGGAATTTCTCCCATTGAAAAATGCTGCGGTGCGACCGATTATGAAGACATTGAAGACGAACTTGAAGCCGCAATGGCCGCAAACGTGCGCGGCATTTGGATGGAGATTGATTCTCCTGGGGGCGCTTGTACTGGCAATTCGGAGGTCGCCGACCAGCTCCAACTAATCTCTCGCAAGATCCCGACGCTCGCCTTCACCGACGGGATGGCGTGCTCGGCAGCCTACAATATCGCCGCAAGCTGCCGCGAAATTTGGGCTTCTCCGAGCGCCACGGTGGGCAGCATTGGCGCAATCATCCCTTGGGTGGATAACGGCGCAATGTGGGCCGAAGAGGGCATGCTGTGGGCGCCAATAACTAACTCCGAGGGCGATCTCAAGGGAGCGATGATGGGTCCCAGCTTGACGGCAGCGCAAAACGCATCGCTTGTCGAGTATGTACAGGACTCGTTTAACCTGTTCCGCGACAACGTTTTACGAAATAGGAACGTGCCCGCAAGCGCAATGCGTGGGCAATGCTTTTTGGCTGGACGCGCGCTGCAAAACAAGCTTATTGACAAAATAGGGGCGGAGCAGTTAGCTTACGACCGCTTGGTTTCTTTGATTTAGGTTTGGTTTGTCATGTTTCACCCGTCTGCTTTAACCGGCAGGCGGGTGTTTTTTTTACATGGTGGCCATAGGTATGGATCAACCCGATACCCTTGCCTCCGCGCTGGAGGCGCTTAACGCTGCCCGTGCCGATGCGCAGGCGCTCGAAATCCTTGCCAGCGAGCACGCGACCACGCTCAACGCACTCAACGCGCTGACCGACAAGCACCAAGAGCTTGCAGCCTCACTGGCTGCCGCGTCAATGGCTGCCGCCGACCAGGCCGCAGTGATTGCCGCCCTCGAAGTTGAAAAACTCACCGCCTCCGAACGCGCCAACGCAATCGTGGCCAGCATCGGAGTTGCGCCTGTGGCGATCGTCCCTGACGCAATGCAGGCCAAAAATTCTACGGAACTCTGGGCCGAGTTTAACGCGCTGCCGATCGAAGACCGAAATTCTTTTTACGCGAAACATCGCGCCATTCTCACCAAATAACTCAACCCCTACTCCTCTAAGTTCTTATGTCCAACACAATTGCCGGTGTAAACCTTGCAGCGATCGCTATGGAATCGCTGCCTTCTCTTAAAGCTTTGTTTGCCAGCCTCGGCGCGTGCACGACGGATTTTTCCGCCGAAATTGCAGATCGTGGCGCAAGCATCACGACCCGCTATCCCGTCAACGTCACCGCTCAGGATTTGAGCCTTGGCTTCATTCGCACCGGCGTCGAAACAACCGCAAAAACCATAACCTTGACGAATTACCCTGGGTTCTGCTACGGATTCAATGACTTAGAAAGATCAAAGTCTTCGATCAACCTTAACGACCTGTTTGTCGCCCCCGCGTTGACCGCAGTCGGTCAGTCCGTGTTTGGCACGATTTGGAATCTGGTGACCTCCAGCAATTTCAATTCGGTCGGCATTAATGCTGCAAACTTTGACCGCTCGGATCTCGCAGATCTTCGCGCTCGGTTGAATACGCAGGGGATGCCGCAAGAAGGCCGCGCCGTACTGCTCAACCCGACGTACTTTGCCAGCCTACTCAAGTCGCTTAACACGGCTGAGTTCCCTGGCTTTATCCCTGAAAAGGGCGAAGGCTTTATCCCTCGCGTTGCTGGGTTTGACGTTTACGAATCCACCGAGTGCGATGCAAACGGCCAGGGCTTGGGTGGCTTCGTGTTCCACAAATCCGCGTTGCTCCTCGCTTCCCGTCGCGTCAACGCTGATGGCGCTCAACAGATGGGTGCTGAAATCGCCGACGTGCTGGTCCCAGGGCTGAACCTCCCCGTCCAGATGCGCCGTTTCTACGACGTAAACGCCGGAGAATTGGTTTACAGCATGGGCGTGCTGTTTGGAGCCACGGCGGGCCGCGTAGAAGCTGGCGTGCGCATCGTTGCTGAATAAATAATCAATCACACAGGGAGAGGTGGGCGTTTGCTCGCCTCTCCCTTTGTCTATCTAACTATGTCTCAAAAACTTACAGTTGTTACAAAGGATCTCGAAGTTGTCTACATCGGAGACGATTACGACGCGGCAGTCAAAGCGTACAAGGCTTACAACGAGCCTGGGATCATCAAGGTGTTTTGCCTAACGCGGCCCGACCGCGAGAAGCGAATCAAAATTCAGAAGAGTGAACCGCCCGCTGTAAAGTCCAAGAAATGAACTGGTTTTCCATAGCTGCAGATGCAACCGACCAATCTCTTGCCATTATGGGCGAAGAGTTTGTTTACCAGGGGCAGACGTGGCGTGGTGTTATCAACCAAACGGACACTCACGAAATCCTTGAGGCTGGGGGATTTGCGACTTATTGCACGTGCTCAATCGTCATTCAAAAACGCGGGTTCCCAATGCCGGTAAAGGGCGACAAACTGACAATTGCAGGCACGCCTCTACGGATTGTGCGCACCGCTGAACACCCTGTTTCATGGACGCTTTTCTTGGAGGACGTTTCGCGATGAGCCTTGATTTGGCAATGTGCGATGCCATTCGCAACAGTTTGCAAGACGCTTTCCCCACGATCTTTGTCGGGTTACCGCACGACAACGAGCGGATCACGATGCCCTGCATTATCCTGACGCTCACTGGCAGCTCGCTTTTAAGTTCGCCTTTGTGGACGGGGCAACTGTCTGTGGCTGTGGCGCAACAGGCTGATGAGTCAACAGTTGCGCAACACATCGCAATCGTAAAGGAGGTTTCAGATTTTCTGAACAACCTCGAAATCGACTCTGACGCCGTGCAGCTTTACGGCATTGTCTCAAAATCTTCTGACAGCAACAACACCGAGCGCCACTGGACAACGGCGCTCACTTTCACCATTGGCTACGGCCCCAAACTCTAATTTTTATGGCATCATTCGGCGTCTCAGAACTTCACTCATTAACTGTTCCGGCAAATGCTTATGCGCAAAGTTCGGAGTCTTCAACCGACGTCGAGGTTGCAACAATCAAGAGCGCGATTGGGCAAATTGCTGTCGCGCAAGCCAAACCGAGATCCAAAACCATGGTGTCAATTAAAACCAAGGGCGCCACTGGGTTAACGGCGATTGGTTCGGTTGGCGCAATGACAGGCATGGCAATCACAAGCTGCAAAGTGACAGAGTCTAACGACGATTTTGCCACAGTTGAATTGACCGGAACAATCTACGCTTAAACAACCTATGGCCTCTTCATTCGGCATTACCTTAATCACTGGCACGACTCTGATTGAGTCCGTTGACGTACAGCACACCGCAGAAACCAAAGAGCTAATTACCGCAACGGGAACACATTCCGAAGCCCGTATTGTGGACGACTCGTTTACTTTTTCCGTCAAAGGTAAGGGTACTACTACGGTCACGGCAGGAGCAGCAACGGGAGCGCCTACCGGAGTGACCGGCAAAATCGTCATTACAAACGTGACCGCAAGCCAAACCAACGACGATTGGGAATCGTTTTCCTACTCCGGAACTGGTTACTCGCACGCAACTTAACAGCATTCCTGAAATATTATGCACATTGGACAGACGATCGAATATATCCGAGACAATCTTCCTCCGCTCAAGTCGCCAAACACCGACATCGTCGGCGCGTGGTTTACGTGCGGGGGGCAGCTACTCAAGGAGGATCCGTACTCGTGGACCGTCGAGGATACGCACGACGGCCCTAGGCAGACGGTAACCTGGTGCATCGATGGCGATGTGCCTGTGACGTTTGGATCCGAGGCGGTTACGTTTACTGAGTTTCGGCGGCGCTGGATGTCCCCAACTTGGTGCGAGGAAAATCCGGACCATCCGATTAGCTACATGCGGCTCTACCGCGACAACGGAGCCAAGATGAAGACCTGGATCAAGACGCTTAAGCCGGCCGTGTTAATTCGCAGAGGCAACCGCATTGCGGTCATTCACCCGGACGCTTCCGAGGCTCGCAAAACTAAAATTCTCGCAGAATTATGAACCCGCTAAACGACTTTCTTGACGGCGAAAAAAAGGTTGCCAGTCTAACGCTGCGGCCGTTCACGATCGGCTCAAAATTAGCCTGCGAACAGCTTAACTTGACGATGTTTACGACGGGGGAGGTTTCCGACGAAAACTCAGAAGCCGAACGGCAACTGATGGCATTTGCTTGGCTGCACTCGCAGCCGCTCCCAAAAGTGCTCGCAGCGATCCGTAATGGCACCGCCAACGAGGCGGCGGAAGAATTTGCTTACACCGTGCCAATCGGAGACCTTCCGGCCGTAATCGCCGAAATTAACCGTGTCAGTTTAGCCGTAACGGCAGCCAATGTCGACGTGCTGCAAAAGGCTAGTAATTGTGGAGATGATGCGCCGGGAAACTCCACCGGCCAGGACAAGCCGCAAGTTTAGTTTTTGCCCTGGCCTCAAATTATGGATTTTCCGAACACGCTATCCTCTGGGAGTTGCCTTACGCGCGCGCGCTGCAGTACCTCCACGCCTCGCTCTGGGCCAACGGCGCCTGGACAGTCAAAACCATACCAGCCGCCGCTGATGCCTACGACAAGCTGCTGGCGATAAGTTTGCAAACAAACCACGACGAGGATGATGACTTTTGATTTATCGACCTCATTAGGCACTTGGATCGCCAACACGACCAAAAACTTAGCGTTTGCATTTGAGACCGGCGGGGTCGGGTTACCGGCCGTTGTGGCGTACTCCGCAAAACAATATTACACCGACGTCCGCAATGTGACGCCGCCCGCCAATGGAGGGACGCTTGCCAGCGTTGCGTTGACCCGAGGCAAAGCAAAAATCACGGTGGACATGCGCAAGGCCCTGCGCGTGGTTCAAACTGTGTTTGGCAAGCGTCTGTCGCTGCCGTTGGCCTGGTATCTAGAGCAGCGCTGGAAAAAAAATGGCTCACAAGTCAAATTCAATGTGACACTTAGCGAATTTACGAACATCGAGCAAGAATTGCATCGGCATGTTGGCTACATGCAAAGCGGCTGGAACTCTGCGCTAAAGAAATTCGGGGCAACGGTACCCTTTTGGGTCGCAAACAAAAACGGCCCAGGCTCTGTATTTGTGGAAAAAACGATGACGAAAATGATCGTCAAAGCCGAGAACAAGGTTGCCTCAATTCGCTCTGTCAAAGATATGCAGCGGCGGATTGATTGGGTTTCTAAAATGCACAAAAAACGCCTTGAGAGCGCATCGGTAATTGCTGGAAACAAAATACTTACGGAGGCTTTCAAATGAGCGCAATCGCCGAACTTGGGATTAATGCGGCGGGCTTTTTGTCAGGGATGGCTCTGGCGAAAAATTCGCTGACAAGCTTTGGGGTGATCGGGGATGCGATCGCAGCGCGGGACCCGCTACCGACGACCAAAATCACAAAGGCGGCCGCCGTCATCACGGCCGGGGTAACTATTGCCGTCGCAGCGCTAGCACAAGGCACAGCGTCCGCCATTAAGTTTGGCGCCAGCCTGGTTGACCTGTCCTACAACGCAGGCTTGTCTTCCAGGGCAACCTTAGCGTTGCAATTGTCGGCAGAGCGGTATGGCATTTCATCGGCGTCTATGACCGACGCCACCACGAAATTTAATGCCTCCGCAAAAGACGCAGCGAACGGCACTGGGCCTCTGGTGGGGATATTAACGGCCGCTGGGGTGTCTATGCAGAGTTTCGCGAGCATGAGTGTGGCGGACCGGATGCAGACCGTCGCGGCCGCCATTAAAGCCATTAAGCACCCGACAGAACAGGCGCAGGCTGCTATGGCGGTATGGGGCGCAGAGGGGATCAAGCTTAACGAGGCGCTGCAGCCAACAAATTTGCATTCTGCCGCTGCTGCAATTGGAGATCAGGCCAAGTTAATGGAGGCAAACTCGGGGATATTTGCCCGCATTTCGCAAGTAATGGCGCAAAGCGGATCCATGCTTTCGGAGATTACCGCTAACGCTAAATCTAAAATTCAGGGGTTTTTTATCGGCATGGCATCGGAGTTGGCTCCTGAAATTTTGAGCATACTGTCTTCCCTTTCAACAGGTTCCACAAGCATTTCGGATGCTATAAAACAATTTGCTCCGGCGCTCACTCCCTTGGTTGACGTGGTAGACACGCTTCTAAAAATGGATTTCACAAAGCTAGGCAGGAACCTAGGCAAAGAAATCGCCATAGCTTACGAGACGATTAAAGGCATCAAATTCAAAGACTTATTCACAAACAAGGAAGGCATTGGCGGCGCGTTTCAGCAAACTTACGAAAAAACAAAAACGGCTTTGTTTCCGGAAAAAACGGAAGGTGAATCGCAAGCGACTGGTTTGCAGGGGTTTAAGGAGCGCATTCTTAACGCTAAAAAAGCTATTGCAGACGGAGCGCAAGACATCGGAGGCAAAGCTGCGATTGAATTTGAGGCGGCAAAAGCAAAAATCGCAGAGGCAGTAAAAAACGCAGAAACAACAGTTGCCGCAACACAAGTTGCAGCGCAAAAACAATTTGCAACGCCTGCTGTAAAAGAGCAGGTGCTCATTCCAAAAGTTGAAAAACCGCAGGCAGTAACGGAAGGTCCAAAGCCTGGTGGATTTGATTTTGTTGCGTCGCTTACCAAAATCGGGGGGAATATGTTTGGTCCGACCACAGCGGGCCAAGACCCGGTGGCAATCAACCGCGAGCAACTACGGGCAGCCGAAATGACAAACGAAAAAATAAATCAAACCAACATTTTGCTAAAAATTCTCTCAGAGAAAAAAGGCTCGTTAGTTTACGGATAAAAATATGGCTGCCACACTTACGCGGAAAACTGTAGCACGCGATGCTAGAGGGTTTTACACGACAGAAAACACCTACGAATCGTTTGACGAGATGACTCCGTCAACGACTGCAAAAAGCTACACACAAACGCAGGACGACGGCAAATATCAACTGACGGAAGTCTTTGTTGATCAGGTGCCAAACCCTGACCCTGACGGCCCCCCAAAGGTGTTTCCGGAAACATGGGGTGTAGAGGTTTCCACCGCAGCCGAGCCGATCGAATCGCATCCAAAATTTTCCGCAATCACATCCGCGCAATGGACGCAGTATCGGTATTGGCGCAACGGCCAAACGAGTTTACTAAGTCCCTCAACGTGGACCCCAAGCACTCAGATGGGTAATCTCGGCGCAACGCTGGAAGATGCAATTGCAAAAAATATTACGACTTACCTTGTCCCGAAAATTGTCATAAAGCACTCGTTTACAAGCACAACCAAACCGGAACTTGGGAATATTGGGAAGATTAATTTCCCTTCATTTGCTACCGGCATGACGCCAGCCGGAGTGAATTTTATCGTTACCGGATGTTCGGCAACTCAAGAGGGCGTCTATTACAAAACGTCCTACGAATGGCTAGGCAGTGGCTTAGGTGGCTGGAGTCAATTTTTATACGCTTAAGAATCATGGACTTACCGGCACTTGAGGCAGGAATGGCGATCCTTGCTTCTCAGATCAACAACATTACACGAGAGGTCCGCTCCAATGCTGTCACAAGCATGATTGGAGGGCAGTTTGTCCGCACCACTGGCGGAACAAGCCTGATTGTGGGTGCTACAACGCAAAGTTCCGGAGCAAGCGTAACGGAGTGTCCGTTCCGGGTTACGCCAGGCGATGGGTTGAAGGTAGATGTGGCATTTGGCCGGCTGATTCCATCGCAACGAATCCCTGATGGCATGAGCATGGGGACGGCCCCCAATTGGATACCAACTGGCGTAACGCTAACGGTTACGGAGGGAACCTCGTTTATTTATTTGCGATCTGAATTTGACGAAACTTACATCAATTTAAAAAACAGCCAATTTGTCGTGGAAACAGAAGTGCAGGCAAACACGACGATTTATGTCTATGCGTTGCAAGCGGTTGTGCACGCCAACAATGAAGCCGTGACAAAAGTAGACAACACTTGCCAAAATTACGATCCGTCGGCCTGTAGCTTGGACTGGTCGACCCCCTTGCCGCCACCGTGAACTGCTACGAATTTAACGCAATAGACGGCATGTCTATCTCAATGGAAGTGTCTGGCACAACGTACATTGTCAATGAGGATGGCGACTTTGTTCAGGTACCGGTTTCGGGAACTCAAACACACCTTTCTAAGCGGCCAAGCAAAATTTGCATGAAGTGTGCGGCCTCGGTGCCGTACATTGCTAGTGAGTATCCGCATTTCCCGATCCGCCTCTGCAGCGAGCTTGACATGCGGGATCTTGCGCTTAGATACAACTCGGACTGCGATAACAGGTTCCGCTTGCGCAAAGCGCCAGACGCAAACCAGAGCACAATACAACCCGAGGGCGCCGTTAACCCATGGGTTTTCCGCTGGCGCGTATTCTCCCCCCCTGGCGAGCCGGGATTTCTAGAAGTGCCATTTTTAAAACCATGGGACGCAGGCGATCCTTTTTACCAGCGAAATTTGACAAGATATGAAGCGCAAATGGCAGCGGCAGACTCTGACCCCTATGCGTTTGCGGCGACGTTGTCGGCTGGTAACTACGACATCAGGTTTAACCGTTTTGAGGATGGAGCGGTCGGCGAATTGATCGGGCGATTCACGACGGGCACGGTTCAGCTGTCCTTGGGATTTTTATGATTCCAGCCTGGCTTGCCCGCAAGCGACATGATCGTTGCGCTCGCTGCGCCCAAGTCAAAACCTGCAACGGCAAAACAACAATATTAGATCCGATACCCGCCTGCCCACTTGACAAATTACCAACTTTGACCGATGAGTTGACCTGGGCCCGCGCATGGCCCGAGGGTCTGCCGGCCATCTCTGGCTGCTGCGATCGCCTGGGGTAATTTTTTACAGCCGGCCCCTTAGTATGACCCCTGCCCTCACCTCTGGCTCAATTATCCGCGGGACGGATTTTGCCCTGGGGTTTCATTTTTTGGACGCGGCAGGCGCAAAAATCGACCTCTCGGCCTACACTTTTAGCGCCGTCTTGCGCGCCGTAAATGGATCCTCGATTGCGGACCCCACAGTGACCGCTGAGGGCGTTGATGGGTGCATCCGCCTCACTCATGCCGCCACTGCGCTGCTGACCCCACAGCGGGCAACCTTGTCGCTTTTCGTTTCGCGAATTTCCGACGGGTTCGAGTTCCAGGCGGTTTCGTCGAGGATTACAATTTTATGAGCTGCCAAACCGAGTGCAACATTGTCGCGGTCGAGCTGCTGACTGGCATCCCTGGCGTTCCTGGCCCCACTGGCCCGCAAGGTCCGCAGGGCGCTCCTGGCAACCTAACCTCGCTGCATGGCGACGTGGCGCTGACGACTGACGAGGTCGGCACAGTGGCCACCGTCACCGGCATCCAGACAATCCCAGTTTCGGCAGTGGCTCCGGCTGATGCCCAGTTTTTAATGTACAACGGAGTCCGCTGGGCTCCAACAACCCTCGACGCAGGCACTTACTAGACAATGAGCAATCCAATCATCCCAAAGCGTAACAGCATCACAACTAGCGAACTGGCGCCTCTCAGTGGCGATTTGGCGCTTGCTGAATTGGCTGTAAACACCCAAACGAATAAAATTTACCTCAAGGGTAATGCTGGCGTTTTTGAGCAGGGCTCTAACAAGGTTAACACGTCGCAACTGACCACGCTCGTTGTTGCTGACGGGGTGCCGCAACTGACTGGGGCAGGGTATCTTTCGACTGCCCAGATCGCCTTGCTAACGACCTCACAGTTTGCTTGTTTGACGACCGGCGCGATTGCCAGTTTGATTCCGCAACTGGGCCTTGACGGCAAAATCTCCGCGTCGCAACTACCTGCATCTACTGCGGGCGCATTGGTTTACAAAGGCGCTTGGGTGCCCAACACAAACCCTGTTCTTGTAAGCGGCACGGGGACAAAGGGCGATTACTACATCGCAACCGATGACGCCACGATCACCGCCGTAGACGGCCACGTTAAGATCCTAGCTGGCGACATGATGGCCTTTAACGGCACAAAATGGGACCTCCTGCATGGTGCTACGTCTGAGGTGATTAGTGTTAATGCCAAGCTGCCAATCAACGGCAATGTGACGCTCACCGCGAGCGATGTGGCTGCGGTTGCCACTGGCGCATTGACGACGCTCGCAATCGCTGACGGAGTGCCGCAGCTAACTAACGCAGGCAAGCTCTCGACAGCCCAACTCATCGCCGCGACGACCTCAGACTTTGGCGCGATCAAAGTCGGCGCAGGGCTGTCAATTGACGGCTCCGGCGTGCTGTCCACGACCGGCGGCGGCTACACGCTGCCTGCTGCCACCACGCTTGCTTTGGGTGGCGTAAAAGCGTCCGCATCAATCGACGTCGACGGCGCAGGCGTTGCAACTGTAGCGACCGCAGGCGTTTATTAATTGACAATATGGCATTCCCGATCATCCCCAAGCTCAACTCCGCCCCGGGCGCTGGAGCACCTGCCACGCTTACCCTAGGCGAGTTGGCGGGCAACCGCACAACGGGCACGCTGTTCATGGGAACGGATACCGGAGTGCAAGAGCTTGCGTTTTCGGCGACCGTTGGAGGGACTGTCATTAGCGCATTTACCGCCAACGGCAGCACCTCGTACCATCCGCTGAACGGGTATTCCTCGACGGCCGCCGGCGCTTACCTGGTCAGCGTTGCAGGTATCGAGCAGCGCCCGACAGTTGACTGGACGGTCTCGGCAGCAAACAGCGGTACGGTTGTTTTTGCAACGGCTCCGCCAGTTGGTGCAGCAATCGTTGTGCGGGCCTTGGTGGCAAGCTCTAGCGGCGGTGGAGGCGGCGGCGCTGACATCGGCGGGCGAGCGTGGGACGCTGCGTCGACGTACGCCGAGGGAGACCTCGTAGCAACAGCGCAGCGGGAGGCATGGATTTGCATCCAAGATGCGAACACTGGCCACGAGCCTACGGCATCGCCGTTATGGTGGCAGCCATTGCCAGCGGATGCGATCAGCCTACAACTCCGCACGGTGGCAACGACAGCGCCGACTGACGGGCAGGCGCTGGTTTGGGCCTCCACCGCCACAGAATGGCAGCCTGGCGACGTGCTGCGAAATCAAAGCACGGCCGCAGATTGTCTATTTATTGGGGCGGCCGTGAACCCAGCAACTTCGCCGAGCAACGTTGTCAATGTCGGCACAAATGCGAGTGCACTTCAAAATTCCGTCAGCGTTGGCACAAATGCCTCTTCGGTCACTGACGGCGTCGCAGTTGGGTTATCTGCCTCAACGGGATATAGATCTGTTGCGGTGGGAAAATCGGCAAACGCGCTTGAAAACGCAGTAGCAATTGGAGGCACGGCAACGGCAAATAATTACGGCATCGCAATTGGATACAATGTAGCGGCATTAGAAAATGCCATTGGCATCGGCGGAACAAACGCTAGCGCTGCCGTGTATGGTGTTGCGCTTGGAGACACTGCGGCTGCCGGAGAGCACAGCGTTTCGGTCGGTGGCGCGGCAAGCGCAGGGGCAAACGCGGTTTCTGTTGGATCTAGTGCCAGCTCAGGCACTTATAGTGTAGCGCTAGGAAAAAGCGTGACCGCCGCTGACCTCGCGATCGCAATCGGAGGATTCGGCGTAACGGCTGCCCAAGAAAGCGTCGCAATTGGATATTTTGCGACTGCGGGATACGGCGGCATTGCAATTGGCACTAACACTTCAACTGCAGCCAATTCAATCCGCATTGGAGACTCAACGCAAACGTTTGATTCTGTTAATGTTGGCCAGTTTAATCTGGGGACGATGAAAACGGATGCACTGGCGATGAAAAACAAAATCAACGAAATCATCACTTTCGTAAACGCTAACGGCGCTACTATTGCTCCTCTCTAATTTTTATGGCACTCAACAAACCCACGGGCGAGATGCTCAACGCAGGCGGCACCGCAACACCGCAGCCGCTTGGCACTGCAACGGCTGGCACAGCAGCGTCTTACTCGCATGAGGACCACGTCCATGCACTGCCTACTCCGGCGGCAATTGGCGCGATGGCGACCTCCGAACGGGCTGGGCTTGCGACGCTCACCGCTGGGGCGCTAACGACTTCGCAGGTGGCGGCACTGACTGGTGACGTCATCTCGACTGCTGGCAACCCGGCGACGACCGTCACCAAGCTGCAGGGGCAAGGCATCGCCGCAACGGCGCCAACCTCGGGCCAAGTTTTGACTTGGGACGGCTCGCAGTGGGCACCGGCGCAGGGGACTGGTGGAGGCGGCGGTGGAGGCGCCAACGGGCTGACGTATTTTCTCAACCAGGGCACTGCAGCAGACGCGCCGACGAGCGGCATCCCAAGCACTCCGCACCAACTGGGGCGAAGTGGCGAGACCGCACAGACGACGGTCACCACCGGCACGCTGACGCAAAATACTTGGAGGCTGATTGCTGGGTTTGTTAGCGAGTCCTCGCCGCTAGATCCTGCAACCATTTTGATCCCCGCCGGACTGTGGGACTTTAATTTGTGGGCGTTTGGCGATGCTAACGTTGCCGCGGGGACATCTCTCCGCGCTCGCGCCTACACCTACAACGGCAGCACCTTAACGGAGCTAGGATCGCCATCTGGCGCGCAGGTAATCAACGGCACTTCGGCTCAGTATTCGCTCTCCGTTTTGGTGCCGCAGACAACCATCGCCGCAACGGATCGGATCTACATCGGGCTGGAGGCCTACGCCACCGGCAACAACCACACTGTGACGATGCAGTTTGGGGACAGCACTCCCTCGCACGTCCACACGTCGCTGCCGCTAGTCGGCGGAACTGGGCTCTGGCACAGCGTTGCCGGGGTGCTGCAATCGCCGGCATCGCTGCTTGTTAACGCAGATGTGGACGCCGCTGCAGCAATCGCTTGGAGCAAAATCCAACCATCTTATTTCGGCGCTCAAGTCAAAATTGTGGGCCGCGACGCTGCAACGATTCAAGGCTGCATTGACTTATGTACATCTCCGAGTGCACTTAACGCTTACAGCGTTGTGATTCCTCCTGCAGATTACGTTGAGGATCTGACGCTTAAGGGTAGCGTTGCGCTTGTGGTGCTAGCCTCCCCATTAAACGGAGCCTCCACAACAATCAAGGGCGTACATACTTACGCTCCAGAAACGGCTAATTCGACTAATAACCGGATCGGATTTCAGAACATCACTTTCCTATCGTCCGGCACCGCGACGGACTCGGTTGTTTGCGTCTCAGCGCACAAATACATATCGCAATTACGCTTCTCCGGCTGCACGTTTAGCGGAACAAAGTCAGATACTTACAGTCATTTGCGCACAGACGATAACGTCTCAGTCTACCTCGACAATTGCCGATTTGAGAGCAGCGTCGGAGGCTCGGCGGCTGCTGGAGTTACGCAAGGAAACGGGCCGCTGTACCTGAGCAATAACACGACGTTTAATGTGTCGGGCAGGGCGTTGGATGTACCGACATCGACAACAACAACCCGCACGGGCACCCTTACTATTGGCAATGTGGGTACAACGCTAACAGTCGGAGACACTACGGGTTTGGCCGTCGGGATGAAAGTGACAGGCACTGGCATAACTTCTGTAAGCCAGATCGACGCCATTACGAGTTCGACAACCTTTAATCTGACGACGCCGCCGCAAACAAGTGGAACCGTTGTTTTGACTTTTGGACAAACTCCATACGTTGAGATTCACGACTCTGTTCTGGAAGGCAAAGGTGCTGAGGTCGTGCGACTTGGCAATGGGTTGTTAGCTGGAAACAGCTTTAACATTAGCAACACTGCGACAGGCGGCAGCGGCATTAACATGCTAACGGCCAACACTGTGCTTGCGATGATCAACTCCTCGTTTGCGATCTCCGATGCAGCGGCCTACACGATAACGGCTGCGGTTGCGACTTGCTACGCGGCGCTGAATTCTGTCTCGTATTCCAATTCGTTTTTGGCTGCATACAGCACGCGAATCGGCGCAAATGTCACAATAGCAGACTACTCTGCACGCGCCACAAGCATCGAAAACGGTGGCACCGGCGAAAAGACACGGCAGGCCGCCATCAACGCCCTGGCTGGGGCCGCAACGGCTAACCAGGTGCTCGCAGGCAATGGCACCAACGTCATCCTGCGGGCGCTAGCTGCTACCGACATCCCGGCGCTCGACACTGGCAAACTAACGACTGGCACGCTGGGAGTCGCACGCGGCGGAACGGGCGTTGCGACATTGACGGGCATCGTTAAAGGGGCAGGCACAGGGGCATTTGCTGCAGCGGTTGCAGGCACTGACTACGTTGTTCCGGCTGGCACTGTCGCCAAGGCAACCAACATTGTCGGCGGCAACAACACGACCCTCCTCGGTTCGGTTCCGTATCAATCGGCAGCCGACACGACAACGCTACTTGCGCCCAACGTGACCGCGACAAAGAAGTTTTTGCGGCAGACGGGAACCGGCACAAACGGCGCTGCGCCGGGGTGGGATACGATTGCCGCTGCAGACGTGCCGACGCTCAACCAGAGCACAACAGGCACCGCCGCCGGGCTTAGTACAACGCTAGCAGTGGCTTCTGGCGGCACCGGGCTAACAACAACGCCAGCAAATGGTCAACTCGACATCGGCAACGGCACTGGATTCACAAGGGCAACAATTTCAGCGGGCACTGGGATAACTGTAACCAACACAGCGGGAGCGATTAGCATTGCGGCGACTGGTGGAGCGGGAGTAACTCTTGCAACGACAGCTCCAGCGGATCTTGCTGCCTCCGCCACCGTTGGGGTTGGCACAACTGCCGCGAGGGCAGATCATGTTCATGCCGTCCCTCGTGTGATTGCAGCCTCGGACGCAACGGCGGGTTTGCGGATTACGCAGACTGGCAGCGGAGATGCGCTGGTGGTGGAGGACTCTGAGAATCCAGATGCAAGTCCGTTTGTAGTGTCGGCTGCTGGATCTGTTTCTGTCGGGAGTCAAAGCGTGTTGATTGGAGTTAGTAGTGCTAGCTTAAATGTATTTAGAGATGTTGCCTCTGGATTTCCTCTATCTGCGGCAGCATTTACCGCAGAGGGGATTCCTGCTGTTATTTTAGGAAGAACGTGGGGAAGCGAAATTGGCGCTGAATTGCAACTGGGAAAAGGAAGTGGAACAAAAGCACTTCCAACTCCGGTTGAAAACGGTCAAACATTGGGCCTTATTAACTTTTCAGGAGCAACGACCAATCTTTTTTCAAATGCAGCGTCAATTTCAGCCGTAGTCTCTGGCAGTGTAAGCAGCACATCACTTCCTGCATCGCTTTTGTTCCAGACAGCGCCATCCGGCTCGGTCACTGCGGTTGAGCGTATGCGGATTACTGATACAGGCAATGTTGGAATTGGGACGAGTGCGCCAACGGCTAAGTTGCAAATAGTGAACAGTTCGTCTGGAGCAGCAACAATTGCCGCTTTCTTAAATAACCCAAATAATGCTGTTTCTACTGAAAGCAGGTTGGCTCTTTCAGCAAATATTAATCCAGCAATCGACAACAGACATGCTTGGATTGGAGCAATAAACACAGTTGCTTCAGGCAATGAAAGTGCATTGACATTTGGAACAAATTCCAATGGAGCTGCCGGGGAAGAACGGATGCGGATTGACGCTACTGGCAACGTGGGAATTGGAACGGCTATTTTTGGGACAAACGCCAATCGCACCCTTGGGCTTGCCAACGGGACGGCACCTAGTACCTCTCCTGTCGGAATGGGCCAACTTTATGTTGAAGGTGGATCCTTGAAATATCGCGGCTCCTCTGGCACTGTTACAACGATTGCCAACGCTTAACATGAATCCAGAAACTGCACTTCAAAATCTTTACAACGCAACTCGGCTTGCTCCGCTCACAGCAGAGCAGCATGAGTTTCTTGTCACCTGCGCTAAAGCCGTAGCAGAAGCGCTCAAACCCAAAGACACTGACAATGAGCAACCCTAATTGGACAATCGCAGCACTTGAAGCCTATCCCCAGGCTGAACAGCAGACCAACGTAGTTTTCTGCATCCATTGGCGAGCAGACTTGTCTGAAGGTAAAGTCAGCGCATCCAACTACGGCTCCGTTGGAGTAACGTATGTTGCTGGACAGCCATTCACTCCGTTTGCTGAATTGACGCAGGATCAGGTTGTGGGCTGGGCCAAAGAAGCCCTCGGTGCAGACAAAGTGTCTGAGATCGAAGCTGGCATTGCTTCACAGCTTGAATCCTTGCTGAACCCCGTTTCTATCTCTCCCGCATTACCTTGGAACTAGTTGGTTTGGAAGCTTTATCCAAAATTTCTAAATGTCCTGGATCTCCGCAGTCCTCCCCACAATTGCGACCCTGATCGGCGGCCCCATGGGTGGGCTTGCCGTTGAGGCGGTTGGAAAATGCCTTGGAATCGACGCTGCCACGACCGACAAAGTTACCAAGGCGCTCGCTGCTGGCAACTTAACGGCGGAACAGATGGCTGCGCTACAGGCCGCTGACCTGCAACTCAAGACGCGCATGGCCGAACTGGGGCTCGACGCAGAAAAACTGGCGCAGGCCGACCGGACCAGCGCCCGCGACATGCAGGTTAAGACCGGCTCTCGCACGCCGGCGGTGCTGGCCTCGTTTGTGACCGTTGGCTTCTTCGGCATCCTTATCGGGCTGATGACTGGGGATTTAAAAACGTGGGACAACTCTGGGCTGCAAATGCTTATAGGCAGCCTAGGCACGTCGTGGGGCATGGTGGTCTCATTTTATTTTGGGGCGTCGCACGTCCAGCCTGGGGATAAAAAGTGACGGGCAAAACCGCCATGATCCCGCTTTTTCTAAATCTCCTTTCTCTTATCGCACCAACGCTTTGGGTGCTTGCTTCCGGTGCGCTTGGCATCGGCATCGGCGCCTACGGTCCACGTCTGCTAAAACACTTAAAACATGACCGTCTTGCCCGTTCCTCAGATTCCAAAAATGCAGCAGCGTTACCTGAACGAGGTGCCGCCCGCCGGGCTGGTGGTCCTCGCAAAACCAAACCGCGTCCTACCGCCAGCGGGCCAAGACGGAAGCGGCCTGCCGCCCGATAAAATCACGCCCTACTCAGGTATTTACGACGAATCTGGGCGCTTGCCAACGCCGGCCTCAACGCTTACCTTTTTGGCCCATGCTTGAGCGCAACATAGATGAAATGCTGAAGGTGAACTTTGTCAATCTCGCGGCGTTTGTCATTAGCCTCAGCGAGTTTTCCGACATCGTTAAACTGTTGGTAATGATTGCCTCCCTCGTTTACACGGTGGCAAAAATCGTTCAGACGATTCAAGAAATCCGCGACAAAAAGCAAAAATGAATCTCTCTCGCAAAGGTTTGGACTTTATCATCGCGCAAGAGGCAACCTCCGAAGCCTATTACTCCAAGCATGAGGCCAGCCCGAATTGGCCTGGGGAGGCGTCTGGCGTAACAATCGGCATTGGCTACGACCTCGGTTACAATGCGGTGGCGCAGGTGACGCGCGACTGGGGACCCCATATATTTCCGCGCGATCTGGAGAGGCTGAGTCGTTACTGTGGCGTGACCGGTGAGGCAGCCAACCAGGCGTGCGTCGGGCTCCGCGACATCGTTGTCCCGTGGGCCGCCGCGTGCGAGGTCTTTGAGGAGCAGACGGTGCCTCGTTTTTATCTCCAAATGTTGCGCATTTACCCCCACGCCGAATCTATTCCGCCGGATGCTGCAAGTGCCTTGCTCTCACTGGTTTTTAACCGCGGCACAAAACTCACTGGAGATCGGCGAACGGAGATGCTTGGCATCCGTAACGCACTGGCAGACGGTAGGTTGGATGCGATTCCTAAGCTGTTTAAGGATCAAGTGCGGCTGTGGCCTGATACCGAGGGGCTGCGGGATCGCCGAGTGGCTGAGGCTGAACTGTTTGCGCAGGCGCTTGCGTAAACTAAGCCGGTTGGCTAGAGTGTCGAAATGACACTTAAAGAGCATCTCGGTAAAATCGGGCGCAAAGGGGGCGCTGTAAAATCGGAAAAAAAGGCTGCCGCGTGCAGGGCGAACGCAAAAAAGCCGCGCCCTAACGCACGCAAAGGCAAGGTGTTAGCCTAGGGCTGAAAAATAGTTTCACTTTTTTATTTACTAGCCAACCGGCTTGGCTAAGGTAGGCGCCATGACAACGAACACCGCAGACCTCCTCAAGAAAATCGCAACCGAACTCACCGCATCCGGCGTGCCAATCGAAAAGGCAAAAATGGTAGCAACGTCCGTTGTAATTAAAGGCCTGATGGAATCTGGAATGGATATGAAAGACGCTTACGAAATGTGCTTTGGCGTTGGGCACTGGGACGCAATGCTCAACCACATTGAGAAAAATATTGCAGCCTAGGCCGAAACGCCCACGGGGGCGTCTGGCGGTAATGCCGCCACTGACGAGGCCGTCAGAGTAAAAAACAAAACCAAAACCGAAATGAAAACACTCAATTCCCCCATAGTCAACTGGGACATCGCAGAGTCCCTCCCAGCCTTCCGAGCGATGGAGGATGCCCTCATCCGGGCGCAGACAACGCCGTCCATAGAGGAGGGCCGGCTCCAGCTCATCGCCGAGTTGGGCGCCGAGCTGGGCGCCGTGGCTGGGGGGGCTCTGGAGGAGCCATCCGATGCGATCATTGCCGACCGCCTCGCTGGAGAGGCATCGGCAGTGGCTTGGCTCGCTGAAAAAGCGCTGGCCGAGCGGGCAGCTGAGTCCGCCGTCCAGGCATTTGCGACGCTGACCGCTCCCCAGCGCATGGCCATGATGGCGACTGTCGGAGGCAAAACCTACACCGCCACCGTTGGAAGTTGGGGCGCTGCGGTCGTTAACGGTCTCTTGCGGGAGCCTAACCAGCCGCCGTCCGCGGTATTTTCGGACTGGGTATTCCAGTCGGAAGACGGCGGCGGCGACCGCGCTG